CTATTTTGAGTCTGTTGGAAATAGAGTTCTTAATATTGATGATATCAGTGGACTGTTTAACAGCAATCCACGTCCAACAAGATTCTCCGCAGTATATCGTTTTGATCTTGGAAATATCAGATCTCAAAAAATCTTAACCTATGTTCGTGATAAGAGATATACTGACGAACGTCAATTCATGATTGTTACGGCTAACAATGATAGAAGTGAATTTTATCTCAATCAATATGCAAGAGTCGAAAGTGGTCCTGACCTCGGTAGTTTTGATTTTAGTGTTGATGGTACAGATGGTATCCTCAACTTCTACCCAGCGAAATATTCTGTCAATGATTATGATGTTGCAGTGGTATCTTACAACATTTTTGATTCTCTTCTTTCTATTGGCAGTACTGTTATTGGAGAAACTCTTGTTAGCACGTCTAGTACCGTTGTTTCAACAGGATCTACTACCAATTTGGTTTCTCTGGGATCAACATACTCTTCACATAAAGTCTTAGTTCAAATTACAAAGGATGATAATGAACATCAATTTGATGAACTGAATATTGTCTCTAATGGTACTGATGTTGAACTATTAGAATTTGGACAGTTATCTACAGATATTGATCCACTTTCAATTACTGGATTTGGAACATATTACTCATATATTGATGGATCTGACATCAAACTTGACTTTATTCCTAGTGTTGGTGTTGCTGCTACTGTTAATACTATACAAGTTTCTTTATCAGATGCTTCAACTAGTGGCATTGGAACGCTTACTCTTGACAGAATCAAGATCGAATCTAGAACAACATCAATAACTTCTTCTGGATCACCAACTTCTCATGTTATTGGATCTTTTGATGATCCAGATGATGTAGCATACTTTATTGTTCAAGTTGCAGATGAAACAAATACTGAATATCAACTATCTGAAGTTGTTGTATTAAATGATGGAACTGATGCTCTAATTACCGAATATGCAAATCTAGAAACTGCTGGATCACTTGGAACTATTGACGCACAGTTAAATGGTACTGTAACAGAACTTATATTTACTCCAAATCCAAGTATTGATGCTCAAGTAAAAGTTTACATGAATTCTATCCACGAAGAGAGTGGAGATCCTACAGCAATTGACTTTAATAATGCAACAATTCAGAATGCATATGGTTCATATAGTGGAACAGACAGTGACGTTAAGCGCAGATTTATCCTCAAGCATAAAACATATCCAATCTTTGAAAGATATTTTGATGGAACACAGTCTAGTATCGTCGATACTACTCAGAATAGTGTAACAATTCCAAATCACTTCTTTGTTACTGGAGAAAAATTAGATTATCATCATGCTGGTGCAGGAACATCTCAAGCAGTTTCTATTGCATCTACTAGTGTTCCTGGAATAGGAGTTACTGATAAACTTCCAAGCGAACTATATGCTGTCAAAATTAATGAAAATACACTGAAGTTTGCATCTTCTGCAGAAAATGCATTGAAACCAACTCCAGAAATTTTTGATATTACTAGCGTTGGTATTGGAACATCACATAGATTTGTTGCGAACAAGCAAAATGCAAAGGTTATCATATCAATTGATAATGTAATTCAGTCTCCACTTGTTTCTACTGCACTTACAACTTCACTTGCAGTAGAACTAGATGGACTTTCTAACCTTGTTTATTTCTCAGGTATTACATCATTCTTTGGAGGAGATCTAATCCAGATTGGATCAGAAATAATGAAGATTGAAGGTGTTGGTATTGGATCTACCAATGCAATTAGAGTTAGAAGGCCTTGGATGGGAACTGGCATTCAAGAACATGGTATTGGATCAACAATAACAAAAATTGATGGTGATTACAATATTGTTGATAATGACATCAATTTTGTCACTGCTCCATATGGTAATACTCCACTTGGTACTTCAACTAATCCACCTGATGAGAGAGATTGGACTGGAATTTCCACAGGATCCAGTTTCCATGGAAGATCCTTTATGAGATCAGGAGTCTCAAATGGGTCTAATGAAACTTACTATAAGAATTACATTTTTGATGATATTTCAGATCAATTTACTGGTTCTAGATCTGACTTTACGTTGACGGATTCTGGATCTAATGTCACTGGAATATCTACAGAGAATGCAATCCTCTTAATTAATGAAGTATTCCAGGGACCTGGAGTAACAAATGATTATGTCATAGAAGAAGCTGCTGGTATTTCTACAGTATCGTTCACAGGAACTGCAACCTCTTCTCCATATGATGCAAATAGTTCTAATCTACCTTTGGGTGGTGTTATTGTTTCAGTTGGTTCTGAAGAAGGATTTGGTTATCAACCTTTAATTTCTGCAGGTGGTACAGCAATTGTTTCTGGTTTGGGAACGATTTCCTCTATTAGTATTGGAAATAGTGGATCTGGATATAGAGCAGGAATTCAAACAGTTGTTAATGTTTCTGTTGCAACCTCAAGCACTGGAACTCCAAATATTGAGTTGATTGGAACTGCATCAATCACTGATGGTCATATTGTAAGTGTTGCTATTACAAATCCAGGAAGTGGTTATACAACAGCAAATCCACCAATTGTTATTTTTGATGATCCACTTTCATATTCTGATATTCCACTGTATTACAGTTCTTCTTCTGCTGGAATTGGAACTCAAGCCACTGTTGATATTGTAGTTGGACAAGGATCTAGTGTAATTGATTTTGAAATTAGAAATACTGGATACAGTTATCGTGAAGGAGATATTCTTACAGTTCCAACTGGAGGAACTTTAGGAATTCCAACTTCAACTGGATTTAGTGAATTCCAAATCACTGTCCAAAGAGTATTCAACGATAAATTCTCTGGATGGTCTGTTGGAGAACTACAAGTTCTTGATAGTATTGAAGATTTATTTGATGGAGCAACGGTTGTGTTCCCAATGAAGATTTCTGATGAACTCATTGCAATTAATTCATCTAAGGGATCTAATATCGACGTTGAAGATGTCCTTCTAGTATTTGTAAATGATATTTTACAAGTTCCAGGTGAGGGATATGAATTCAATGGAGGAAGTTTAATTACTTTCACTGAAGCACCAAAAGAAGGTGATAGATGTAAGATTATTTTCTATAAGGGTAGTGGTGGAGTAGATGTTATTGAAAGAACTGTTCTCCCAACCGTTAAAGTTGGTGATGATCTGACTATTGGATATGATTCTTATGTCGGCCAAAGTGCTTCTTTACAAGAAGAAGAAAGAGTCGTTTCAGAGATAAATTCTACTGATTTTGTTACCACAAATCCATACTTTGGTCCAGGAAATGTTGCTGATGAAACTTTAACAAGACCTGTCACATGGTGCAGACAAACTGAAGATAGATTTATTGATGGTAAAGAAGTTGCTAAGGATAGAGTTCTTTATGAACCACATATCAATCCTTTCGCATATGCAGTTCAATCTGTTGGTGTTGGAACTACTGTTATCTCTGTTGACAATATCAGACCATTTTTTAACCAAATTAATGAAAATAATGTAAGTCTGAGTTTCCAAGATAACGTTACATTCATCTCTCAAGAGACTAAGGTTGGAGCATCTGCAACAGCTGTTGTATCTGGTCTTGGAACTATCACTTCTATCGTGATTACAGATGGTGGTATTGGTTATTCTACTAACCCATCAGTTTCTATCCAAAATCCAGTTGGACTTGGTACAACTCAAAGAGCAGAAGCAACTGCTTCTATCACATCTGGTATTGTTACTTCAATAACAGTGACCGATGGTGGAACTGGATATGCATCCACAAGCGTTCCATTAGTTCTTGTTGGTCCTCCAGCATTTGAAAAGGAGAGCAATGGAGTTGATATATATGAAGGAGACAGTGGAATTATTGTAGGTGTTACAACGACAACTGTTGGAGTTCCTACAGGAATAATTCTAGATCTTTATATTCCATCAGATTCATTCTTTAGAGATTCTGGTGTTACTGGAGTTACAACTATCAGTGGTATTTCTACTGGTTATTTCCTGACAGTTTACAATTCAAACGTTGGAAATGGAGTTACATCCATCGATAGTACAGGAGCAGATGTTGGAATTGGATCTACTTGCTTAGATAACATTTATGAAGTTGTAGCAGTTTCAATTGGTCAAACTTCTGCACCAGGAATTGGACTTACATACGTCGCAAAAGCAACTGTTAGTGTAACTGATTGGAATGGACTTTCTGGAATTGGAAACAGTAATTATTATGGAAATTATAGTTGGGGAAGAATTACGTTAACTTCTAGAACAAAATCTAAGGAATATAACGCATATACTTCTTCCGGATCAGCAGGAATTACAACAGGAACAATTGTTCAAAGAACAAGTGCTCTTAAGTATTCCAATTACACCTGATAAATAAGTAAAAAACCTCTCAACAATGGCCGCAATAATAACTGATCAGATTAGAATATTAAATGCGAAGAATTTTGTTTCTGGAGTTTCTACCTCCACGAATTCTTATTATTCTTTCATTGGGTTGACAAATCCTACTGATATTCAATCTGACTGGGATACAAATCCTCCAGCACCTAGAGATAGTTTTAATGAAGAAGATGACGTTTGGGATACTGTAGTTGCTCTGAAGAAAATTAATTCTTCTGATGTAAAGCAAGTTGTTCAAAAGAGAATTTGGTCCTCAGGAACAACTTATGATCTGTATCGTCATGATTACAGTAGATCAAATCCTGCTAAGGTTTCAGGATCTACTAATCTATACTCTTCATTCTACTATGTAATGAATAGTGAGTATAGGGTTTATATTTGCCTCCAAAATGGAACTGATCCTGAGAATCCAAATGGTAAGCCATCTCTTGATGAACCATTATTTACTGATCTAGAACCAAAATCTGCAGGAACTAGTGGTGATGGATATATTTGGAAATATCTGTATACGATCAAACCAGCAGATATTGTAAAGTTTGAGTCAACTGACTTCATGCCAGTTCCTGCTAATTGGGAAGTCAATGAAGATGCAGAGGCAGTTAGAGATAATGCTATTGATGGATCAATTAAAATTGCAACCATTACAAATAGAGGTGTTGCAGTAGGTAATGCAAATAGAACATATACAAGAGTTCCAATCAGAGGAGATGGTACTGGAGCAGAATGTACTATTGTTATTGATAATGATCAGAAGGTAGAGTCTATCACAGTATCAAACCAAGGATCTGGATACACCTATGGAAATGTTGATTTAGTTGCAGGAAATGTGCCAACTGGTACAACACGTCCTTTATTTGATGTCATTATATCTCCACAAGGAGGCCATGGTGCTGATATTTACAGAGAACTAGGTGCTACAAATGTTCTCATGTATTCTAGAATTGAGAATGATAATGAGAATCCAGATTTTATTACTGGTAATCAAATCGCAAGAGTTGGAATTCTAGAAAATCCACAGGCATTTGGATCAAATGCAATCTTGACTTTAGATAAAGCAAGTTCTCTAAATGCAATTAGATTGACAGGTGTTGGATATAGTTCTGCAGTATTTTCTCCAGATTCATATATTAGACAAACTGTAGCAGCAGGACAAACTGCTGCTGGAAGAGTTGTAAGTTATGACCAAACAACAGGCGTACTAAAGTATTGGCAAGATAGATCTTTAGCAGGATTTACAACAACTGGAATTGGAGTAACAAACCCAACTTATGGATTTGATTTAAAAGAATTTACAAGCAATCCTTTGAGTGGGGGTAGCATTGAAATCCTAGGTGGATCAGTAACTTTATCAATTAGTACAACATTTACGGGTGTCTCAACCGTA